GCCGTTGACCGAATTCAGCCCATGATCGAAAGATCCCCCCGGCTGGCATCGTATCTGACCGGACGCCAGGATGACACGGCATCGTTCAGGATCAACCTGCAACACATGCCCATCTTCCTGGGCTGGGCGTCCTCGGCCTCCAGGCTGGCAAACAAGCCGATCCGTTATGCCATTGCCGATGAAGTGGACAAGGAAGGCTTTAACGAGACAGCCAAAGAAACCAGCCCGCTGAACCTGATCGACAAACGTCTGACCACGTTCCGGGCCAGAAGCAAGTTTATCAAGATTTCAACACCCACCCTTGAGGACGGGAATATCTGGGTGGCCCTGAACGAATCGGAAGTGATCTTTGATCTGTGGGTGGTTTGCCCGGACTGCGGCCACACTCAGAAGATGATTTTCGACCGGATCGTCTGGGAAGGCGGGCACGATGCGGACAAAGACGACATCCTGAAAAAAAGTCTTGCCCGGTATGCCTGCGCCGGATGTGACAGCCTCTGGGATGATCACAAACGGGATCGGGCTGGCCAGGCCTGTGAATGGAGATCACGGGGAAAAAACATCGAGCTGTTCACGTATCTCAAAAGCTTCAATCCCATCAAGATCGGGTTCCATCTTCCGTCCTGGAACACCCGGTTTGTGAGTATGAGTGAAAGCGTGGTGGCGTTTTTGAAGGGCCTCAAATCCGTGGATGGGCTCAAAGACTTCATGAACGCCCACAAGGCAGAGCCGTTCATCCCGTATCACCGGAAGAAGGACGAATCGCGGATCCTGCTTCTCAAAGACACGCGCCCCACGTCCATCGTTCCCGGCGGCGGTGTGGTGGCCGCTCTGACCGGTGCCGCCGATACCCAGGATGACGGGTTCTGGTATGAGATCCGCGCCTGGGGATGGGGACTTGACGGAGGAAGCTGGCAAGTGCGATCCGGGTTCCTTACGTCCTTCGATGCCCTGGCCCGGGTGTTCTGGGATGATATCTATCAGGACACCGATGGAAACGTTTACGCGCCCCAGCTGGTCGTGATGGACGCCATGGGCCACCGGACCGATGAAGTATACAGCTTTGCCACGTCATACCGTGGCCTGATCATGCCTTTTCAAGGGAAACAACAGCTGGCCCAGCCCTATTCATTCACGAATATCGAGTTTTTTCCAGGATCGAAAAAGCCCATTCCAGGCGGACTTCAGCTTTTACGGGCGAACGTGAACTATTACAAAAACAAACTCTCCCGCCTTCTGGACATCGCCCCTTCCGATCCCGGAGCCTATCTCATGAATGCGGACATGACCGATGACTGGGCCAGACAGATGACCGTGGAATACGTCGACGACAAAACAGGATTTTGGAAATGCCCGGAAGGTGCGCCCAATCACGCATGGGACGTGAACGTCTACGGTCTTGTGGCCCTGGATGTTCTCGGGGTGAAGTATTGGGCAAGGGATGAAGTTGAAACGACGATTGAAACGGTTACAGATATAAAATCTAAAAAACAGCAAAGGGATAGCAAATGGTAGACGTGAAGAGATCTGATGTTTCCGGTAAAAAATCAAAACATAACGAAACCCCTGTTGATGATCTTCTTTCAGGGATGAAAGCCATTTGTAATTATATCCATCGGACTGAGCCAACGGTATTGGCATACATCAAGAGTCAGGCGTTTCCGGCCAAAAAAGTGGGCGGGATATGGGAAAGCCGGAAAGGGCTGATTGACGCATGGCGTGAGGTGTATTTTAACAATGAAAGTATGGCGAGTTAGGAGTAAAATGAAAATTAAAAATGACACTGATTTTTTATTTAATGACGCTGTATACGACGAATATGACACTGATATTGTACGTTTTAATGCGGATTGCTCTATTGAGCTGAATTTGCACGATATGGATGATGGTTTCAAGAAGACTATTGTTTCATATGTTTTTGATGAAGATTTTTTGAGCTTAAATGTCGGGAAAAATGGCGGTGTTTCCGTCATGCATGATTGCATTACAGTCTCCATATCAAGCTCTGAATTTGATATAGTTGAAATGATAGGCAATGAAATTGATTGCTTCGGAGAAGACAATAAAGAATATCTTGATGAAGTACTGCCAAAGTTTAAGCAAAAACTTATTGAAGCTATAGGGGTTATTGATAATTATTTGCTATCGAAAAATGAAAAAAAGGGGTCGCCTCAATTTTGAGGAGACCCCTTTTATTACCTATGAGACGATATGAATTCATCGGAAGCTTTTACAAGAAACTCCGATCTTCCCAAGGAATGACGGCCTCTGAATTCATCGATTTTTGTCAGGACGGATACGGGGAAGCAGACGTTTACTCGCTTTGTTCTCTCATAGCTTTGAATAGTCTTTTCATCGACAGGAACAGCCATGATGATTCCGCCATGTTTTTCTTTAAGATCTGCGAAGGGTGTTTTGGCTGGGCGCTTGTCATGGTCTGCAAGAACAGCGGCCAGAACGTCAGTTGCCATTGCAAAGGCTTCATCCATCGTATCCGCGAACGTGACGGCGTTCGGAATATCCGGGAAATAAACCTCCACGGCTTCATCGTTTATTTCGAATACCGCATAGTAAAAGTCCATGGTTTTCTCCTTTTTTCGTTGCTCTTTGATCTATTCTCTTTGTTTTTAGCTTTTTGCATTGATCGGCATGTTTGGTGTGCCCCCTTTCGGGGGATTCCCCTACTTCAACCCGGCCATTTTGAGTATTCGTTGAAGTGTCCCGATTGGAATGTCCTTTGCGTGCCGTGGGACCGGGATCGGTGGGAACCCTTTTTTGTACCATTTTTCATGGTTCCCGCCTTCGCTTTTCTCAAATCCAGCCTTCTGAAGGAGTTTCACCAGCTCTGCTTTGGTCAATGGAGTCTCCTTGGGTTAGGTTTTGAACATGTTTTTCAATGATCTGGGTGTAATATATTGTGTAAATACACAACAGTCAAGTGGTTTGTTGTGTATTTACACAATATTTTGTAAGTATCTAAAAAACAAACATTCGACTCTCTACAAGGCTTTTTTTTATAACAAACCACTATTTTTATCATAAAATTAGTTTTTCAAAGATCGCTTCCTGCCATTTACAAAAAAAATTAAGCGTAAGAACAATTATCGCGGCGTCATGAAAATGGCCTTTTTTATTTTGAATTTTTCATCAAAAATCAATCAAAAATCCATAAATATTCCTTCAAAGATGATCATTTTAAGCCTTTTTTTTAAAAATACCGGTCTTAAAACCGGAAAAAAAAGCCTATGTTTTAAGACCTGTCAACCAAAAAGATACAAAATTTCAAGGTTAAACAAAAAATGTTAGTCTAAAAAGACACAGAAATAATTCAATATATTAGAAATTATTTATATTTTTCAGTTCAAAAAATAAAAATCCGATAAAAATTTTTTCCGTTTTCGCATGTTATAATTTTCGCATCAAAAAAGGTCAAAAATATAAGTTTTTCAAAAATGACAAAGGGATTTTCAAATGCCTTTTACAACCTGGTCAGATCTCAAAACGAAAATGGAAAACGACATGGCGGATATCAGCTGGCGTCGTAAGAAATATGAGATGGACGGGATAGTGATGGAATACACGTCCTATCAGGATTTCATAGCGGCCTATGATGATGTCTGCTCACGGGCAGCCCTTGAAAACGGGGCGTGCTGCGGAAGGACTTACGCGCGGAGCGGGGGACGATTCTGATGATCGGAAGGATGATTGACGGCCTTGTGGGTGTTTTTTCGCCAGAGCGCCAGCTTAAAAGAACGTTCTACCGGAATCTGGTTTCTGATCGAAAGCGCCAGTATGCGGCGGCGAAAACGCCAAAGACATCCGATGGCTGGCGGCCGGTGGATTCAAACGTGAATGACCTGATTTCATCCAGTTCACCCATGGTCAGGGCCAGGTTTCGCCAGCTTGTCCGGGATTTCCCATACTTTTCAAGAGCCGTGAATGTACTCACAAACTTCACGGTGGGCAGTGGAATCACGGTCCAGGCCAGGGTGAAAAAAGGAGACGATCTGAACAGAACCGTCAACCAGTCCATTGAGGATCGATTCAGCAGATGGGCTGACAAAGCGGATGTGGCCGGGAAAATGTGTTTCTACGAACTGACCGAACTGGCCAAGCGAAACATGCTTGAAACCGGCGAATATCTCTTCATCAAGCGATATCGGAAACAGCCGGGCCGGATCATTCCCTATTCCCTTCAGGCCATGGAGCCGGACAGGCTTGCTTCATACGGAGTGAAACCCACCGGAACGAACATCATTCATGACGGAGTGGAATACGATTCCCTCACCGGCGAACCGCTTTTTTATCATTTTTCAGCCAATGACTACAGCGGAAAACCGTTCAGGGTGGACGCAAGAGACGTGATCCACGGGTTCAAAACACTCCGGCCAGGACAGCTCCGGGGAATCTCCATGTTCACTCCGGTTGTTCTTCTGTCCAACGATCTGGGTGATTTCATGGACGCCACTCTGGAACGGGCAAAGCTCGCGGCCAAATGGCTGGCCTTTGTGAAAACAGATAATGCCATTCAGTTTCAACAGGCCCGAGGGGTCAAACAGGAAGAATACAAGCGGATCGAGGATATTGAAAACGCCATCATCGAATACCTTCGCCCTGGGGAAAGCGTGGAGTTTGCAAACGGGGCCAT